ACTTTCCTACTTTTGTACATCGTTTATTTTAGATGTACATTTTATCAAAAATGGTTTATAATATACTATAAAGATAAATCCAGGAGCTAAAACGCATGAAACCTAAAGACAAACCGCATTACGTAAACAACAAAGAGTTTTCTCTTTCAGTTGTTGAGTATGTGAAAAAAGTAGAAACTGCAAAAGAAAACTGTACAGCGATTCCTGTTGTAACTGACTACATCGCAACGTGTTTTCTTAAAATTGCAGAAGGACTGTCACATAAATCGAACTTTATCCGATATACGTATCGAGAAGAGATGGTGATGGATGCAGTTGAAAATTGTCTTAAGGCTATATTGAATTATAATATTGAAGCCGCTACTAGAACAGGAAACCCTAATGCCTTTGCATATTTTACACAGATATGTTACTATGCATTCTTACGAAGGATTGCAAAAGAAAAGAAGCAGCAGGATATTAAATTCAAGTGGATTGAAAAGGCAGGAGTAGATGAGTTTATTTCTGCATTGAATGGTGATGACATTGATTCGTTTGATAACTTTGACTTTATTGATGAGCTTCGTAGCAGGATCGATCGAGTAAAAGAAGCAGACCGTGAATTGAAAGAGTTTGCTAAGAAAGAAAAGGTTAAGGAAAAAGCTGGCATTGAATTGTTTATGGGTAATGCATTTTGAAAATAGCTATACTGAATGATACTCACTGTGGTATACGAAACTCCTCAGAGATTTTTATTAACTATCAGGAAAAGTTTTATTCTGAAGTATTCTTTCCATATTTGAAAGAACATGGTATTACGCAGATATTGCATTTAGGTGATTACTACGATCACAGAAAATTTATTAACTTCAAAGCACAAAATGCAAATCGACAAATGTTCTTGAATGTCCTTAAGGAAGAAGGCATTCATATGGATATTATTCCAGGCAACCATGACGTATTCTATAAAAATACGAATGATCTATGCTCTCTCAAAGAGCTACTTGGTTATTATACTTCTAACGTCAATATCATAATGAAGCCGAAGGTAGTAGATTATGATGGCATGAAGATGGCACTAGTTCCTTGGATTAATTCAGAGAACTATGCAGAATCTATTCAGTTCATTAAAAGCTGCAATGCTTCTATTCTAGGTGCACACTTAGAACTCGTTGGATTCGATATGATGAAAGGTATGCCAAACCCACATGGTATGACTACCGAAGTATTCGATCGATTCGAGATGGTTTTGTCTGGTCATTTTCATACTAAGTCAAGTAAGGATAATATTCATTACCTTGGTGGACAGATGGAATTCACTTGGGCAGATTGTGAAGATCCAAAATACTTTCATATATTAGATACTGACACACGTGAGCTCACGCCCGTACGTAACCCGTATACGATGTTTGAAAAAATTATGTACAATGACGCGAAAATAGATTATAATAGTAATTACACTTTACAAAATTTAGATAACAAATTTGTGAAGGTGATTGTCGTGAAGAAGACAGATCCTTTCATGTTTGATAAATTTATTGATAAGGTGAATCAGTTTAATCTACATGAGTTGAAGATCGCAGAAACCTTCGAAGAGTTTGTTGGCGAGAATGTAGATGACGACAACATATCAGTCGAAGATACTACACAGCTGCTTGATTCATACATTGAAGCAGTTGATACTGATTTAGATAAAGGTGTTATAAAAGGACTGATGCGAAACCTATACGTAGAAGCATCGACATTGGATATTGTATAGTGATAAAATTTAAGAAAGTACGGTGGCGTAACTTTTTATCTACAGGTAATGAATGGACAGAAATCTTTTTAGATAGAAGTCCAACCACATTAATTGTCGGTACTAATGGTTCAGGAAAGAGTACTCTGCTTGATGCTCTTTCCTTTTCGTTATTTGGTAAGCCACACAGAAATATCAACAAGCCTCAGCTGATCAATTCGATTAATAATAAGCAATGTGAAGTTGAAGTAGAGTTTGATATTGGTACCTACAGGTTTCATGTGAAGCGTGGTATTAAGCCAGCCAAATTTGAAATATGGCAAAATGATGTAATGATTAATCAGGATGCATCTGCACGTGATTATCAAAAATTCTTAGAACAAAATATACTAAAGCTGAATCACAAGTCATTCCATCAGATCGTTGTTCTTGGATCTTCGTCATTCATTCCTTTTATGCAGTTGCCTGCTCAGCATCGTAGAGACGTAATCGAAGATCTACTTGATATACAGATTTTCTCTAAGATGAATCAGATACTAAAGGAAAAAGACTTAAAGCTAAAAGAGTCTTTGACTAATGCTACGTATCAAATAGAATTGACTAATGAAAAGATTACGCTTCAGCAAAAGTATATTCGTGATATTACAGAGTTAAATGAAGGACAGATAAAGGATAAGCAAAAAGAGATTACTGACATTGAAACAGAAATCCAGCTGCTCGAGAAAGATAATACTGAATGGAAATCCTTTATTGATGATAATCTGACAGACATCAATACTGCAATTGATACTGCTAAAAAGAAAAAAAATGAGTATGTAAAATACGAAGCACAATTCCAGCAGAAGATAAAGGCTGTTGTGAAAGACGCTAAGTTCTATGAAGAGAATGAAGTATGTCCTACATGTACTCAAGACATTGAAAAGAGCACGCGTGAAACTAAGCTACTAGAAGCGAAAGCATCGGCTAAGCAATTGTCTGAAGCTTTAGATACTGCTTCATCTGAATCAGGTAAGCTAGATGTAGAAATCGAAACACTGATGAATAAGATAGCGCATATTCAGAATTTGAATAACAATATATCTGGCAACAATAAAGCTATTGCATACAATCAGAACAGAATCAATACTATTCGAACAGAAATCAATTCTTTATCTGAATCGCAAGGTGATCTAGGAGAAGCAAATAAAGAATTCAATGCACTAACAGAAGAAAAATCTCTGTTGAATGAACAGAAGGCAAATATAACAAACGATCGTCTGTATAATTCAATAGCGTCTGAAATGCTTAAAGATACTGGCATTAAGACGAAAGTGATAAAGCAGTATCTTCCTGTTATGAATACTCTAATTAATAAATACTTACAGGTATTAGATTTCTTTGTTTCATTCAATCTAGATGAAAGCTTTAATGAAACTATTAAGTCTAGACATCGTGATTCATTTAACTATGCTTCTTTCTCAGAGGGTGAAAAGCAGAGAATCGATTTGGCTCTATTGTTCACTTGGAGACAAATAGCTAGGATGAAGAATTCAACATCAACTAACTTATTGGTACTTGATGAGACATTTGATTCTTCCCTTGACCATGATGGTGTAGATAACTTAATGAAGATTCTACAGACATTAGATAGTAACACAAACGTATTTGTTATATCGCATAAAGGTGATTTGCTCGATGGAAAATTCAGAAGCAAAATTACATTTAATAAAGAGCATAACTTTTCGAAAATTTCATTAGCGAGTGATTGATATGAAGCTTGTACCACCAACTGATCCTATATTAAGAAAAACGATGTCTGTTATGGAAAACTATAACATTGACGATCTGAAAAAAACCATTGATGAGATGTATGAATTCGTAGCAGCAAATGGCGGTGCAGGAGTTTCAGCAAATCAGCTAGGAATCGATGCACGGATCTTTGTTGTTGCATATGGAGATTACAAGCATGCATTCATTAATCCTCAGATCACATGGACATCTAATGAAGACATTATGCTTGAAGAAGGATGCTTATCATATCCTGGCGTGTTTGCTAACGTAAAAAGGCCGGTGGCATGTAATGTATCATATACGGATTATGAGGGAAATAGTCATACTGATGTTCGATTTACTGGTATTACTAACCGAATCGTGCTACATGAGTATGATCACATGGAAGGAAAACTGTTCTATGATCATCTTTCTCGCCTTCAGAAAGATAGATTTGCTACACGTGTACGAAAAAAGCTAGGAGTGTCAATAGTTTAGATTGAAACAATTTATTACAAAATATTTTCTTTATATAAATCAATAGCTTATTGAAGGCAGTTCTCTAAGCTATTGATTCTATTAGTAAAAATAAATTGTACATCTCCGGCTAGATGTCGTATAATGGTTATTCATTTGGAGATAACATATGCAATCTAAGTCAATCCTAGCAAAGCTTCTTGCTAATGAGAATATCACTATTCGTCATGGCAATTTTCCTACAGCGTACTTTGACGTGCAGGAACGTGTACTTGGTTTACCGGTTTATAAAGACTTTGGTTCAAAAGATACGTTAGATCTTTTTATCGGCCACGAAGTTGGTCACGCTCTCTATACTCCGTTTGAAGGATGGCACGATTCTCCTGCTGAGATTCAAGTACCTCGCTCGTTTCTTAATGTAGTTGAAGACATTCGAATCGAACGCAAGATACAATCTAAGTATCCTGGTTTAGTTTCTGTTTTTAAGCGTGGGTACAAGACTCTGGTTGATCAAAATTTCTTTCACACGAAAGGTCGTGATCTTCAAGAGTATCAGTTAATCGATCGAATCAATCTTAAAGCAAAAATGCGAGACTTGGTTGACATTGATTTCGCACAAGAAGAAATGCCATATGTTAAGCAAGCGTTCGCTGCAGAAACGTGGGATGAAGTCGTTGCCGCTGCAAAGGCAATCTACGAGTTCATGCGTGAGAATGATGAAAACAAAGATGACGCACACGATGATAATTCTGATAATCAATTTCAAGAAGGAATGGAGTCTAGTGAGGATTCTAGTGAGGATTCTAGTGAGGATTCTACTGAATTCACTGAGACTCATGATGCTGAAGAACCGCAAGTCGAGCCAAGTTCAGAATCAGAAAAAGACTCCGACGAAGAATTTACAGATGAAGATGAATCGACTAATACTACTACCGACGACAAAGAGGGTGGCGAATTAGAGGGTGGCGAATTAGATTCGAAAGTAGATGATTTTACTTCTGAGACTGATGATGCACTACGCGAAAACGAAAAGCTGTTTGTTGAAGGTTCTGATTCTGATGAACTTGTAATGCATATTCGCGAGCTTACGTGGGAGCAATGTAAGAGTTGCATCTATTCATATAGTGAAGTAAAAGAGTCACGTGATAAGCATCGCTCAGATCGATATTTCACGTATAACAAAGATCACACAGCTGACTTTGCTGAATTCCAAAGCGAGACGAATAAGATTACATCGATACTGGCTAAAGAGTTCGAAATGCGAAAAGCAGCGTATCGATATTCTAGAGCAAAGACTTCAAAGACTGGTGCTTTGAATGTCAATATGCTTCATAGCTATAAGTACAATGAGGACATCTTCAAAAAGGTAACACAGCTAGCTGATGCTAAATCTCATGGCATGGTTATGATGATTGATTATTCTGGATCAATGCAACAGATCTTAGGTGATACTATCAAGCAGGTTCTCAACCTTGCATCGTTCTGTAAGAAAGTAAATATTCCATTCGAAGTTTATGGGTTTACAAGTAGAGACAAAGATCAATACGTTGCGAATACTGATTACAGCATCAATACGCTTCAACTATCTCACGTGCGCATTACTGAGCTTCTTAATTCTTCTATGAAGAAGTCAGAATATAATGAAGCATATTTCGGGTTATACGAGACATCGGCTAAGACTGATCAGTATTCTAGATCAGAATTAGATAGGCTTGGTACTACTCCATTGAATGAAAGTTTATTGGTTATGAATAAAATACTTCAGCGCTTTAGGAATAAGAATGCAGTTCAGCGAGTCAACTTTGTTTTATTGTCTGATGGCTTCGGCGGAAAGATGGAAGTTTCTTATCCATGGGCTGATTACGCTGAGCGAAGAAGACTTTCTCGATACTCTATAGAGTTTAATGGTAAAACCATTTTTACAGAAACAATTGATCCTTTAGATGTAACAGCATTTCTTTTAGACCAATTAAGGAAAAACGATATCTCAACTATTGGGTTCTTCTTAGCGGAAACTGGCAGAGACCTTTATTCAATCAACGATTTGGTACACAAAGATATTGAATCGTGGTACGACAGAAGTAAATATGCTGAAATAATGAAAACTAATGTTCGCAAAAACAAATTTCATTATGTAGACAATAAGATTGGTTATGATCGTTTGTTCATTCTAAAGGCAAGCAAAAGAGCTTTAAGTACAGACGTTGATGAGCTCTCGATCGACGAGAATGCATCAAAGGCAAAAATCATATCGTCATTTAAGAAGTATTCATCTTCAAAGAAGACGAACCGGATCCTTGCTACCAAATTCGCAGAGATTGTATCCTGATACAATTTGTTACAATTTAAATCTCTTTACAAATCAATAGCTTAGAAAACGTATGACATAAGTAATTGATTTGTAAAGAGAAAATAAATTGTACATCTTCCTCCAGATAGAGTATAATGGTATCTTAATTAGTAATGAGTGGGACTTATATTATGATCGATCGTAAAATTGAAGAAGCTATTGCAACTATGTTTCCTGACCGTACTAGCGGTGAGTTTACTCCTAAAGAAATTGCTGC